ACTTGTGACTTAGTTAGCGCCGCTTGTGCTCTATCGATTTTTTTATCGATGGCCGGTAGTTGGCTCTCGGGTGCTTTCTTTCTTTCTTTCTTGAGTGCCACCAGTGAATCAGTGACGGCAGTTTCTTGGGCTCTTATCTGCTCGGGGATTACGTGAGCATTTTGTAAAAGATCCCACGCCTTGGCGTTACGGTTCTTTTGTTTGCTCTTTGTTATCTCCCATGCTTTTGCCATGTGGTCTTCGGTCGGGGTTATGAGTCCGACATTATTTTCACTTGCCCACTCCGCGGCGTGTGTTGCATTCGTTAACCGTGCCACTTGCTCACGTGATACGACACCCGCATTAATTGCTATGCGTAATGTGCGAATACCTAGCGTGAGTTTGCTAGCCGGTGCGAAGTCACGAACGCCGACCCTTTCAACTAGTCGGGACAAGGCCAACAACTCGTAAGAATTTTTTCCTACTTTGTATCTGTGCTTTGTATGTCCGAAGTTGTTTTTTAGTTGGCCGGTTATGTCTTGCCACGTGCCGCCCAAGTCTGTTAGTCGGATCGCCTCTAGTGCGATTCCATAATGCAGACCGTTAGCGGCCGCGGCTCTCCTTCTTATGTTCGATGCCCAATCGGATACCGTCCAATTTTTTACCGAGCCGGTAATTTTTTTATCTGTTTTATTGCTCATGTTTTTATTTCTTTCTGTTTGTATTTCATGCCTACTTTTAGGCATACAAATATTTTACTATAGGAAACACCGATTTTCGGTTGGTGAAAAACTAATTTTCAAATTTCCAAATTGGTCTTTTTCTGTGGGTGTTTTTGCTTTTAGTCATTTTTATGTCGTTCCGGTTTTGTCTATTAGATGTATGGGTAGCGGTCTGAATGCTTGAACGAGGGTACGACATATGGTATGATGTGGGCTTGCTGTTTGGATGTACCAAGCAGTTGACATAAACAAATTTTACCGAAGCGGTAATTTTTAGAAGGAGAAATAAAATGGAAATATCAGGTGAGGTTGATATAACTATCGACCAGTATGCAGACTTCGAGATTGATCTCGATACAGATAGATTAGCAGAGGTTCTGTTAGATGATCACGAGTTCGTGAGTGTCACTACTGTGCATGGTCACGTAAGAGATTACTGTGACGATTATGTTGATGACCGTGTATCTGAGCGTGTTCAGGAAGAGATTCAGGAACTACGTGTTCAGAATGTTAATTTAGGACATGACCTTATGACAGAAAGAGTTCAGCGTGTGACTGACCATGAGGAACTACGCGAGACCATTGAAGAAATAGTGAGAGCAGAGATATGTGTTGCTTTCGCTGCTGGGCATCACAAGATGCAAGAGAAACTAAATAAAGTTCCACCGCCTAACGGCCTTACAAACTCCAACTGGGGAGAAGAAAACAAGGAGGGCTAATGCCTGACAAACCAAGAGCAGTAGATTTTGCTACTGCAACTTTAGACAAACTAGAAAAAGACCACACTCAAATAGAGAAAGGTCATTGCGATTTATGTGATGACATGCTCTTAATGCGAGGATGGGATTTGGTGGTTCGTGTAGGGAATGGTGACGGTAGTCATCTTGAACCTAGAAAATGGACTGTTGATTATGTTGATAGTGTGAAAGATTTTCACCAAGATCAAAGAAATTTTGTGCGGAGATTCAACTTAGGAATGGAGGGCTGATGCCTACTTATGAAGATAGCAATGTGATACGGCTTAACACGCCAGAAAACATGCAACTCTACCGAGATATGTATGGGTTGAAAGTGTGTGGTTTTTGTGACCATACCTATAACCCTGCTAAACATTTTGATGGGGTGATGCACAAAGATGGCAAACCTATATGTCATCGGTGTTTATACCCGTACAAGTACGGAGATGGGAAATTATATGAATAAGAAATCAATTCACGACATGGAAGTAGCAGAAGTCTTGGGTTACTTCATGGACTTAGCATTACAAGACAAGGAGGAAGAACATGACGACGATATTCAGAGCGTCGAGTGACCGAAAGGTTGCACCGTATGGGCGTAAGCGTGGCAAGTCTGCTAATGGCATGGCACCGCTTAAAAATAGTTTCGGTCTGCCAGCAGGCAAAGACTATTCGTGTCCGGGAGCAACTGATTGGTGTCTGAGCAATTGTTACGCTGGGAAGTTAGAGAAACTGTTTCCCAATGTGCGTAACTTGCTGTTAGAAAACTGGTCTCTGTTTCAAGAGCATCACGACTCTTGGAGAGACTTGCAAAATGCGTTACGACCCATGCTCATCGAGTTCAAAAACGAGTGCGATAAGCGTGGCGTAGAACCAGTGTTCCGATGGTTCTGGGATGGGGATATACCCAACCGTAACTTCGCTAAGGCTATACGTAACCTTGCGTGGGAGTTCCCACACGTAAAGTTCTGGGCATACACCCGCAACTTTAATGTCGTTAGCGACCTGCTAGGTGCTGACAACTTCATACTCTATTTGAGTGTTGATGATGGCAATATGATTAATGCGCTGGCTACTAAGCAGCGTTACCCAGAGTTGAAGTTGGCATTCTGTGCTGACACTTGGGAGGAAACAGAGAGTCTTGCTGACCAGTTCGATGGTGAGCGTAAAGGTCCCCGTTGCCCTGAACTGACCGGCAAGTTGCCGCTAGTTGTATGGGACACGGAGAAAACAGGTCACGGTGCGTGTGTTGAATGCAACATGTGTATCGATGGCGTTAACAATGTGAGGTTCGCCTCACAGAAAGGATAACTATGAGTCAAATACATGGTTACCTAAACAGTGTGCCTAGTGATTATGGGCATCGCTGGACAAACAATTCAGATAACACAAGGGCTGAATGTCAGTACTGCGGGGATAGTTACGGCTCTCAACGCTGGTGCGATAATCGACTTGTGGTGTCTGATCAAGATAGAGACATGGATGATGCTATGTCTCAACACTATGGTCAGGAGGACCGATAATGACAGTTATAAATGATGGACCTATGTATGCAAGAGAAATAATGGATGATGCTGGGGCTTTGTTCCCTGTGTATTATCCAGCGGCAAAACATTATTGCCTAGAAGGGAAAAACACTCGCATCCCTAAAATTGAGAGTGGCACTTATAAGGGTGAACCTTTATACAAGTTCGTTGTCCGTGAGGATACTGAACAGGTACTTGGGTTACATTCAGGGAAATACCCAGAGGTTGATGGATACCAGATGCTTGCTGACATGGCAGACATGATGTTTCCTAGGTCATCTACTTCGTGCACCTTGTGGGGTGATGGTGAGAAAGTTGCTGTTACTCAGGAACTAGACGAAGGAACTATCGATCTGGGTGGTGGGGATAAAATTTGCTCCCATCTGGTGTGGATTAGTTCCTTGGATGGTTCTTGGTCTACCAGTGTGTATGACATGCAACGTAGATTCTTTTGCCAGAACCAACTGGTGGGTAAACCATTACTAAAGGTGAGGCACACTAAGAATCATGATGACATCTTTGAGATGAAAGCCACGATCCTTAAGGAAGCGGCTGAACAGGCGCTTGCTTGGCAGGGTAAGGCTCTCGCTTTGAAGGAGCAACCTATGATTGATTTGGAGTTCTTTGCTCTTGTCAATCTGTTGGTACCAATTGAGGATGATATGTCTAGCCGTAAGGAAAACTCTACTAGAAGAGCAAGAGGTGCGATGCTTGCTAGATGGGAGTTAGAAACCAAGGAGTGGGGCGAGGGTAATGGTTGGCTCGCTTGGAACGCTGTTCAAGGTGCAGAGCAACACACTATTAACGCTGGTACTAGACGTGACAAGGCTAAGTCATTGCAGAAGGCTATTGAAGGTAAGACTCCTTTGGCTAACAAAGCGATGAGTCTTATATTGGCTAGATGATTACAAAAATATTACTAGTTACTGCTCTTAGTGGTGTCGGTGGATGTTCCACATTAGGCGAATACATTCAAGTGTATTTTGCTCCTGAAGATCATGATCTGATGGAACAGATTGCTTGGTGTGAGTCGTCCGCCGACCCTGATGATGAGTACTCAGTAGCAGTTAATAAAAAATCCGGGGCTACTGGTTGGTTCCAACACTTACCTAAGTGGTGGGATGAGCGTAGCAGGAAAGCAGGGTTTAAAGGTAGAAGTATCTATGATCCTGAAGCAAACGTGGGGGTAGCGAGTTACCTCTACTACAACATGAACAGCAATGAACGATGGGGTGGCGCTAGTCATTGGTATCCATCGAGACGTTGCTGGGGAGGTAAATAGATGGGACAAATACCATCAGGTGTCAACGAGACACTTACAAGAGAAGAGTATCTACGCTATCGTGCGGAAGACTCAAAAATTATCAGACAGAAAAAGGTAAAGAATGAGGATATTAGAAACAATGCCAGACACTAAACAAAAAAGAGAGGAGTATCAATGGGATGTGATCTTTGATGGCAACCCACGGCTACTCGAAAAGGGTGTGGACTACAACTGTAGTGACAGAGGGTTCAAGGCTTCTGCATACTCGGCTGCTGCTCGGCGGGGCATCACAATCAAAGCGGTCATAATAGAGGATGGTGTTGCTATCGAAAGACAACCATAATGGTGGCGTTTTATTTCAATGGAGAAAAGAAAACTATTTCCCCACGAATCATAGTTGATTGGGGTGAATGGGAATATGAGATCTTTGACACCGTTGCATGGAGCGAGATCGTATCAAATGAGATAGTGGCATTGCAGGCTGCTATTGATGTGCGTAAACATGATCGGGTAACGTTTAATGAAACGTTTAACGAGATTGATTATGACATACTAGAAGGAGATGAAGATTAAATCGGCGGGAGTCGGGTTACCCCTCCTTCGACCCGGCTCCCGCTTCACGAAAGGTAATAATGGAAGATAAGTTAGAGGATCTGGAAAACAGATTAACCCAGTTAGAAATGGTTGTTCTCAATGAGGACGGCACAAACATTGCACAAGCATTGATTGCTTTGTTTCAACTTGTGCATCAGACATTGCTGTTACTAGCAGATTCTGAACATGATAAAGCACAGGCTCACGGCAAACTCCAATTTGAATTGGGTTATCTGATTGAGCAAGCGTTAGGTAAGGGAAGTTCAGAGGACTCGGAAGAGCCTGATAATGTCATCCCGCACCCGTCACTATGGACACCATCAGAGTGATCATCCACCCACCATGCCATGCCATGTATTATAATCATATACATGGCATGGCATGACAAGCCATGAAGGAGAGAACATGAGCACAGAAAAAATAATATTAAGACAGTCATGGCTGGGACAACTAGCCATGTGTCCTGAAAGAGCACGACAGGACATGCTCGGTATATCCGAGTCAACAGATTCCACATCCACAGTCTTGGGATCTGCTGTGCATTACGGCGTAGAACAATGCCTCATAGACAAGATGCAAACAGGTGACCCGCTCACCAAAGGTGAAACAGTCGCAGCGTCTATGGAATACTGGACCAAGCATGTCAAAGACATTGTGCGTTGGAACCACAAAGAAGGCGAACCTGAAAAGATAATCATCGCTAACACAGAAGTATGGTGGGATGAAGTGATGCCCGATGTGCACCCAATCGCTGTGGAGAAACACTTCGAGTTACCACTGGTTGTGGATCATCAACCGGAGATTTGGTTACAAGGAACCATCGATTGTGTCCAAGAGTTTCCCCGTCCGATACTCGATTGGAAAAATCCGGGACGTAAACCATCAGACGACTGGGAGAAGAAACGATGGTCAGTTCAAGCCGCAGCATACACTTGGGCTGTAGCATCCATGTCGGACAACAACCTGTCTGAACCTTTACAGTTCGAGTTCGTGTACCTAGTTAAAGGAAAGGTGCATAGAACTATTGTAGATTTTGGACCCGCTGAATGGGCATCGTTGGTTGCTCTTGCTCGTTCTGCGGGTTCACTTATTTCCGCTGACCTGCCCGTGTGGCCTCTCAATATGACTGGCTGGCATTGTGCACCTAAATGGTGTGGTGCTTGGAGCACCTGTCGTGGCAGGTTTGCGGGACCAGACCCATGGAACCAACTATAGAAAGGTAGGTAGACCCTATGGGAGAAACAACAGGGAACACATTTACGGTGTTCCGCAGACAAGTTATCCAAACAGGTAACTATGAACCAGCAGAAGCATCTTGCTCTGTCACTATCGCTGTCGACGCTGATGCGTCACAGGAGGAGGTAGCCGACTTGATATCCCAATGGGGTACAACGTTGGAGATCGCCAACTATGAAGCGTTGGGTGTCGGATATGAGATGCTTGAACAGGGCGTACGGAGGTTGGAAAAAAGCGTTTCCGAACCTGCAAAAAGTGCTCCCGTGGCCAAAAAATCCGGGGCTGCTGCCCCGACCACATCAGGTGGATCAACATTGGATTCGCTCTGGCGTGATCTAGTTAATAATAAAACCGATTGGTGGGACCCGAACTGGGAGAAGAAGTTAGACCCAACGGCTAACTTTAATCCTAACGGTCCAGACTACAAGCGCAGGTCAGATGGCAAGGGCTTGTGGCTATCCAAGAAAGATGGAACTGCTTTAGTTCCGTCGTGGTTCGTTTGTCCGTTCACAAACAAAAACCATGATGAACTAGTGGACATCATTGGACAACTCAGAGGTTAAAGAAGAACCTCTGTCGGTGGAAGATATTGCCCGTCGCCTCGCTACTGCTCATGTTAGCGAGGAGGCGGGTTCTTCCGATAGGCCCAAACGTTGGGCGCTGACATCCCTAGTAGTAGATAACCTAGTCGGGTTCATACAGAACCCTTCTGAACGGTGGTATCTAGGTATACCAGAGGTAGACATCGCTACTAGAGGAGTCGGACGAGGCGAGTTGATGCTCGTAGTAGGCAGATCACACACAGGTAAATCTCAAGTGTTGTTAAACAGCATTGTGTCTAACCTAGTGAACAACCCTGCTGCACACGTAGTTATCTTCTCAATGGATGAACCAAGAGAACTGGTCGTGATGAAACTGTTCTGTTTGTTACGTGGAAGATCCTCAGATGTCGTAGAGAACCTCATCAAAGAACAAGATGAAGACATGTTGGAAGATCTTGAACGTGCAGCGAAAGAAGAACTGTCACGAGTAGCGATCATAGATGAATCAATCCCTCTTAATGCTATGGCAGAAGTGATGGATGAGATACGTGAATGGTGGGGAGTGAACCCGTCATTCTGCATGATCGATTACCTCGAACTGTTACCCGGAGGTGACTCCGATGCAACAGGAGTAACAACCAAAGCACAAGCAGTGAAACGCTGGGCTAAAACACAGCGTGTTCCAGTCGGTCTTGTGCACCAAGCAGGAAGAGGTTCAGGAGACAAAGGCAAAGCAGCCGGAATCTACGCAGGTAGATACGGTGGTGAACAAGAAGCCATCTTTGTACTGGAAGTGTACCGTCAGAAAGACAGGTACGATTTGTCCGAATGGGAAAAGAAATACCATGCGAACAGTGTCAACCTGAACCTGTGTAAAAACAAAAGAACCGCTCGTTTAAACGATCAGGTTTATTACATGGACCCTGAGTGTGGGCATGTGCACCCATACTGGGAGGAGTTGATACCAGATGTTAATGTCTGAATTTAAAATAACTAGAAAACCCATAGCCTTAGGAGCAGGCATATGGATACAACGATGGATAGTGGAACACGAAGGACGAGTCCTCACGTTGACTGACAGTAAAGAAGAAGCAGAAACATTCGTCTCTACTAAAGTTGACAACTGGAGGTCACGAGATGAGTAACGGTAACGTGTCAGACGAAACAGTTATGAAATTCGCTAACCTTTTCAGAGGAGGGAAAGTCGCTTTAGATGATGGGAAGTTCCGCCCTTGGGTAACAGACACAGGCAAACACGTTGATGCAGATGGAAAAGACTTTGTTTCCACAATCGCAGATCATTTAAAAACAGGACCATCCATCGGCGTGTACCCTCTTTTTGTTCAAGACGATGGACTTAAAGTTTACTGGGGGTGCGTTGACTGGGACACAGGCAGGAAAGAATCTTACGTGCATGCTTGCAATGTGTACGAAACACTGCGTCAACTGGATGTCATGGCTTGGATAGAAAGATCAAAGTCCAAAGGGTTTCACCTGTGGGTGTTCTTTAAAGAAGCGATGCTGGCTTCCGATGTGCGTTACGGTTTGATAGGAGCATGCAATATAGTTGATGCGCCCACGAAAGAAGTCAACCCGAAACAAACGGAACTGACTAACAAAGGGTTAGGTAACGGAGTTAGATTACCTTATGGTTTTTTAAGAGAAACAGGCGGTCCTAATGAAATGGACAGACCAGAATGGTCTTTTTCTAAGGTGCCTGTTAAATCCTTTGTAGATGAAGCATCCGAAAACATGATATCACCTGAAGCGTGGAAGCCTGTCAGAGCCTTATACAAGCCTCCTGAGAGGTCTGTGATACCCATACTAGGATTAGGTACCAGAACAGGGACTTTGACGGGTCTGGCGGGGAGTATAAGGGAGAACGGTCCCCGTGAATCGGTAGAAAAAGGATACGTTGACAGATCAGGAGCCTTATATTCCCTAGCCTGCGCAATGGTAAGGCAAGGATACACAGATAGACGCATCATGGATGAACTAATAAGTGCAGACAAAGAATGGGGAGCGAAGTACGCTTCCCGTGATGATGGAGCACAACGATTACACGACACACTAAATAATGCAAGAAAGCATGCTTATGAAAACGAACACGGTTACAATCCAGAGACGACCTAAAGTAAAAGCAAGACCCCGACATAACAAAAAAGGTCAGGTCTTTACACCCAAGTCAACACTCGATGAAGAAGACTTTGTTGCTGAAGCGTGGCAAGAACAAGTAGGGGAAATAATGGAAGGACCATTAGAAGTAACACTCTTCTACAGTCCAACAGAAACTATCCTGCACGTAACATCATCCCCTCATTCTGCTAAAACATTAACAGGTGACCTAGATAACTATGTTAAGTTAACATTAGATGCTTTAAATAAAGTAGCGTGGGAAGATGACAAGCAAGTTGTTCGCATAAATGCGGTAAAGGTGGACAAGAATGATGCTGATTGAATTAGAAAAATGGGAATATGAATGGGCATCTCATGTAGGTATCAGACGCTTTACGGAAAACTGGGAAAAACAAGATGCTTCCCATTATAACCGAGAACGAATGGAAGATGACAGAACAGCGCAAGTAGCAGCAGCAATAGGGGAACTAGCAGTCGCTAAAGTAACTAACCAATACTGGGGTGGACACGTCTGGCCCGGAAACCGTCACGCAGAGAACCGCACCAGAGCAGACGTAGGGCACAACATAGAAGTCAGACGAGTAAGAACCTCAGACAACGCAGCAGTAAGAAGGAGACAACTAGGCATGGGATTAGTCCTATTCGTAGTTAGACCAGTACCTCCCGAATTTAGAGAAGTAGAAATGTTAGGATGGATAGACCACGACGAAGCGTGGGAACTAGGAGAACCATCAGGGTACGACCCAGACAACACTAGAGTTATAGCAGCCGCAATGTTACATCCGGTGACCCATATACCCTGAGAATGCCCAACAAACGTAAAGAATACCCTGTCGAAATAATCGATCAAGAATACTGGGGTAGTCCCATGTTTGAACCAAGACCCGACAGTCTAATAGAAGTAATTATGAAAGAACCTCCCCCCGGAGTTCATTTAAGTTACGTCGATCAAATATCTTTAGATCAAACAGAAGCATTAAGAGAAGTGATAGCCGACGCTATAGAATCCCTCGATCCAGAAGATAGATGGCTAATAGAACGACTATTGATAGAAGGATTATCACTCAGAAAAACCGGCGCAGTGTTAGGAATATCCAAAACATCTGTTGCACGTAAACGTGACAGAATAAGAATAGAATTAATAAAAAAACTTTTAAAAGAACCTCAAGTTATAGTGTGGACTCAAAGAAATTAAGGCAGATCATAGTAAGTAACAGCCTGCCTTACTAAACCTATAAGAGAAGTAGCCCAAACAGCGAACGCTTCCCCTGCTTCCTCCACCCCATCAAGAGCGGCTTCAAAAGCAGCGAGAAGTAGTTCAGCCTCCTCCTCGTGAAACACAAGGAGCAGACCGAGAACACCATCGGGCGACCACTTAGCATGAATACCGTCTCGGACATCAAACAAATGGGCTGTGTCTTGAAGATGATCGTAGATATCTTTTTGAAGAGAGTATCCCTCGACCTTCATGAACTCATCCCATTTCTGTTCGAGATCGGATTCCATAACTATTTCGCTACTTTATCTTTAACAAATGTTTTCAACACAGACACAACCGCTGCTAAACCAGCAACACCTGCGCCTTTGGCTGAAGATAAATCAGCGACAACAAACACACCGAGGAATGATTGAGCGAAAGTCCAAGCAGCCCTCTCTAACATATCTGTTAAATTTTTCAAATTATTTCCTTTGTTAGACAAATGTAATCAGTACCTCGGACGAGGCCTTTTCTTGCGGGCCATTAATCGTTCTCGTCAAACTTGGCTCGCATACCATTAGCCATACGAAGCATAGCGTCACCAGTTAATGACCCTTGATTACCACCACGACTAACAGAATCAACTAAAACCTGAGAGGCTTTAGGTACTCGCATACTTTTACCATCTAATTGATGTGGCATCATAACCTACTTTCCGAAAGGGCGACCATTCTGATTGGCGTTGCCCAAATTAGTTCCCCGCAGATACGCTGCGGCTTTCTTAGCCTTCTGACTCATATCCCACATATTAAACGAGGACGTAGAGTTATAAGGCTGATCATCCTGCGACCCAAATGTTTCTTGGAACGAAGGACCATATCCTTTACCTTTTGGCATAATATTTCCTTATTGTATAAACAGGCAGCCGAACGTTTCACCGTTCACCACACCTGTAACCTTCAAAAAACCTTGTGTCTCTTGAAATTTTCTAACAGCAGCCACAGTTTTCTTACCGAAAATCCCATCCACAGGACCCGGATCAAAACCACGCTCTACTAATTTTCCCTGCACTAAACGCACAGGCAAACCTCTGCTACGAGAAGGACGAGACAAAGGAGTCTTCTTAACCTGCTCGTGTAAATCTTTAAAGAACTGGATGATAGCAGCCCAATCAACAGCCTCAGGTGCCTCAACAACACCCATGCCTCCCTCAACCCAGTCGCCTAAAATATCACCCGGACATGTCGTGTACCCTTCACGGCTTTTCTTACGATGAGTGGAAACCCACAAACCTCTACCGAAATGTGATTCCGCTGCTTTAACAACTTCCTCTAATGAACGTAACGCTTCATCACGAGGTTTATTAAACCCCCAACCTGTGAAGCACACACTGATGGAACGACTGTTCCAACCCTTAGTGCCAGCGCCACGATTGTCCCAACCGCGCCCCTCAAAAATAGTTCCGCTCTCATCAACAAGCCAGTTGTACCCGACACCATCCCATCCTTTACCCATGTGATGACGTTCAAAAGCCTTAACAGCATCAGAGCCTTTAGGCCCGTTCTCTACACCAGAATGGTGAATAACAACACCCTGAACTCTCGCCTTATTTAACTTGTCAAACTTTCCCTTAGGTGGCGGTTGTGCACCCCACCCGGATCTAGAAATGTACTTCATCATGTAAAAGCCTCCTGTGTCCCATTACCTAACACGATACTCTATATCTTGCTTGTCTTTAATTTCTTGAGCACGATTCATCTCATTATGAACTTGAGCACTGTATTTAGCCTCAGGAGTAAGCACCCTTAAACTCTGACCAGCAAGAAAAGAAGCCCAAGTTTGCACCCTTTTCTTCTGAAATTTTTTCTCATCACTCAACAAACGTCTAGCCATATTAAGTTGTGGTAAAGATTTACCAACAAGGTCCAAGTCACGGTCAGTCATCTTCCACTCACCCTTAGAGTTTTTCTTAGCCAACCCCACCATACCTAAAGAAGTCATCAAGAAAGGAATCTTCTCCCACGCAGAAGGAACATTCTGGTACCTGCCAGTAAAAGGAATGTTACCAAAGATCTGTTTACCAGCCCAATACTCAATAGGTGCTTTCATTAAAGGAGACGCACCCGAAGCCAAGTTAGAAAGCATACCTTTCCAACCCTCAGCAGAAGGATCTAACCTGAACAAATCTTGAAAAGGCCAATCAGGAACAGAATAAACTTTATCTCCACCTATTTTAAACGGAAGTTGCACACCGAACGGTTGCAAAAACCAATCAGGAACCAACCCTTCGTTTTCTTTTTCCTCCCCGTACTCCAAGTTTCTTTTAAGATCAAACAACCTGTTGTACTTACCCGGATTACGAGCAAGGAACTCTACCTGCAAAGGAAGATTGTTACGTGACCAAGTGTAAAATGGGAACACCCTCTTACCCCACTTCTGCTCCCAGTCAGACAAATCAGAGTAATCGAAATGCAATTTGTAAATAGTTCCAATAGCATCATCCAACTGGCGACCATTACGCATAGCCCACAAACCTGTACCTAAACGCATAGCCTCTTCAGCAATAGTGTTCGCTTCACGCACTACCGAATAGCCAACAAAATCTGCGCTACGAGGATCCAACGTATAAGTCTTACCCGTTCCAGCCATACCCTCAGCGCCACGTTCAACCCTTGAAGTGATAGAAAAACGTGACTGTTTAATAATTCCACGCTCAATAGTTGACGCTGCCTGACCGCCCAAACCAGCACCAGCCTCAACCAACGTATTGAAATTCTCCAACTCATTACGAGAAAATGTGCGCCCATAAATGCGAGTAGTCTTACCTTTAGTTTCATTCAACAACATGCGAGCACCCGCGACAGTATCACCACGACCAAGATTGCTGGCCTTAAAGTTCAACAAGAACGCATCCAAAATCTCAGTAGGAGGTATACCATAGAACCAGTTGTTAAACGCACCACCCATGATGTTCCTCATAACGAAACCCGGAGTGGCTATAAGATTCGCTTTAACCCAGTTATGCAACCTGTCATAATCACGTATAAAACCTTCCACCCTGTCCTGAGTAAACCCAACAGTAGCGTTCATCGCTTCAACAACATCATCAGCCCATCCCTGACCACCATCACTGATAAGCCAAGGCCCCCATCTCATAACATTGTCATCCAATAATTGAATAAGTTCTTGAGCATTAAGATCACCAAGTCTTAACTCACCTCCACCAAACTTACCTAACTGATACATCCCATTGATACCTTCAACACCTTCAGACAATTCATCAAAAGTTTTACCAATCATCAACCTCAAGTTGTCAGCCTGCGTACTGTTCATAGCCAGATTTGTTTCTATAAGAGCACGTTCAGCCTTGATAGTTTGAATCAACAATTGTTTCTCTATAACCTCGTTCTGTCGATTTAAAATTTCTTTTTGAACACCTTGAATAGTTTGTTCAACACCACCAAACTCTTCCCCGATAACCCCTCGTCCTTCTTTAACCCCCCTGCCGGTCTTGGTGACATAAGCAGGACGGTTGAAATAAATTTTTTGTTCAGGAGTAGCAACCCCTACAATCGTGGCAATGTTGTTACGATGAATAGCCGCCTCATCAAGCAGCCCATTAATAATCTCAACTTCCGTCTCATAACGAGCCTGAGCGTCTCTCCAATTTTTTATCTTCCGACCCGCTTCTATCACACCCTTACGAGTCTCCCTGTTTAAACCAGTAGCCCAAGAAGCAAACACACCCGGACCAGCGAATTCAATAGGACCATTCTTTTGCAAATTCTGAGCACGACGCAAAGCAGCCTGCAAAGCCTTCTTCTGGTCGTCACCTAATTGTAATAAACCACGTCCAACTTTAGGACCACCCAACTGCACGAGTTTAAACAACTCGGACAACTCTTCAATCTCATCAACCAATTCTGCCCAACGGGTCATAACACTCGCTTTCCAACTGTTATGACGAGTCAAAGGAATAGGCATGCTAGGAGAAGAACCCGTTTTCAGAATCCGCAACATCTGTTTAGCAGCAGCCACACTGCTGTCTTTCAACAAACCTTCTTCCATAGCATTAATCAAAGCAGGCAATAACTCATCCACTAAAGGATCAATAGCCCCACCAAGCATCCCCTCCATGTCATCAAAGAATTGTAAAAATACTTCAGCATCAACTTGATCTAAAGGAATCTCATAAATAGATTCAGTCAACACACCCTTCTCACGCAACGGCTGATTCTTATCTTTACCACGAAACAAGTTACGAGCAGGATTAAGAGGACGGCTAGGAGTACCCGGAGAAGTAGAAGCAATAGCCTCCTGTGCTCTTAAAGCAGCCAACTCTTTAGGAGTAGCAACACGAGGGCCACCTAAAGGAGAAACAAACTTACCATCAGCATCCTTCAAAGGAGCACGACTAGGAGCAACAGGAACACCCGCATTATCAACCCCCTGCCTGAACAAAGGAGCGCCTTTACCGATAGGGAACTGCTGATTAACCATAGAAGGACTCAAGAATTGAGGCACATCCAACCTAACCTCACCCGTGTACCTCACAGGCACCCCTTTACCAGAAAAAGTACCTCTGCGTAAAACAACAGGGATCTCTTTAAAACCTAACTGTCTAGCCGCCGCCAACTTCGCCGCATAATCCTCACCCGGAGCGATAGCCATTCTGGATTTCTCCAACAGAGAAGCAGCACCAGTTTTAGCCTGAGGTGTTACAGTCCCAGTGAAAAGAATTTCTAAAGGCTCATCCATTCCACCCTGCTCAGTGAATTGAATAACATATCTGTTAACCAGACCCGGATCAGCAGGACCGATAAACAAATCATCCAGCACAGTGTCCGCTGAATCAACAAATTCCGCTTCAGGAAAATCTGCCATAGCAGGATGCAAACGTGCGCTCTGAACTACACGCACATTCATCCCCTCAGGACCAGCCGCAGTCAATCCTTCCTTCAGAATAGTTTTAACTTCAATCAACTGTTGACGAGCAGCCTGAGCGTAAGCAATCACTTCCAAATACTCATCCAACTCGCTGACCAACGGAAAGATTTCCTCCACAGCATTTATCACACGCTCACCAGCAGGCCCCGGCTCATCAACAAACCTTCCCAACCTGCTATCAAAACCACCAAGAACTTCACGCAACTCATCCGTTGTTCTAGTAATGTCATCAGCCAACTGCTCCAACACAGCCTGCCGTTCAGTTATCTCAGCAACTATCTCACGCAAACTAGCCCGCGCTTCACCTTTAGCCTTCTGAATGTTAGCCAACATCCGCTCCATAAACTGGATCGATTCTTTACCAGCAATCACAGACTGATTAACCCTCTTAGTTAACTCGTAAACACGAGAAGATTCTTTCCCCTCTTCCTTAAGTTTACGCTCTAAAGCCTTCTCAAGTTTCTCCCCCGCTTTCATCAACTTGGCGTACTCCGCTAACTGTTCATCCAATGTGCGACCATCAAACAACACGCCCATCTTCTCCATGTACCGAGCGAAATGGGTAACCCTAAACTCTTGAGCCATGCTCGCCAAATAACGAGCCTCCCTTTGAGTAAGGTTCTTAACATACAAACTTGTCTGATCATCAATCAAACCAACCGCTCGTAAAAAATCATCCATCTGATCTTCAATAGACAAACCCTCAGGATGAGCGACAATGTTCATGTTCGCACGAGTAGGAGACACCCCTCTAGTCAGATCCTCAACAGGTCTAAGAATCTCAAACTCAACATAAGCCAACTCATCTACTTCTTTAATCGCATCAGCCTCATCCATTCCCGCTCTTACACGACGTTGAACAGCCAAACGTTTCTGCAAAGGACCAATAGCATTCCACAAATCATCTATCGTCTGCCCCTCAGCAGCATCAATAGCCAAAACAGTACCCGGATTTAACTTACGTTTCTTTAAAAACCCACTATCAGCAGGAGCAGGACGACGACCCATCCGACCAGCAACCACATCCGCTGCCTCATCCTCATCAAACATGCGTAACGGATTAACAAAATCTTTACCCTCTTTAACAAGCCTGTTGTTCTGAACCAACCTTAAACGCTTACTAGTAAACAGAAAATCTCTCAAATCAGGATCAATGATTCTAGGCGAATAACCACCCGCCGCTTCAATAGAAGCCAAGAACTGCCTCGTGTACCTTCCATCAGGATCAATCTCCTCAAAAGATTTCCTCAAAGGTTGTTGAACACGACTCTCCCAAATTTCCTGAGCGCCACGTATAACATCCTCAGAAACACCGAGACGAGCAGCAACCGCAGGAGTAGGACTTTGAGCACGAGTTAAAGCACCCAACAACTCCTCGTCCGTGATGCCATACACCTGCTCCATCTCATTACGATAAGCGCGCTCACCAGCAGTACGTTCATTAACCCAACGACCTATACGAGCATTAGAAACCTGCGACCCACCCATAGCAAACCGAGCAGTGATAATAGCCTGAGGGTCCTCGTTCTCTATTCCTCTACGCAACCATTGCTGTGCATTAAATTTAGCGTCACTCGTCAACATCTTTCTTAAACCAGTACCCATGTTCGTTCCGCCTATTTTAGAAATAGCAGAACCCGGCAACCCAGCCAAAGAAGCATAAACTTTTCCAGCCTTACCCATACTCACACGAGAAGCAAAAGGAACCAACTCGACAGGCATCCTAGCGGCACGTTGAATACCCGCTTGAACAAACGGAGCCAACACTGGGTCAGCCTTAAATGCTTCTTTAAACAAATCATCAGCCATACCTTGATCTGCTTTTGAACCAGCCAACTTGCGGAAAATAGTTTCTAACTTAGAATCATCCAACCCAACTTTACGTGCCTCTTCCTTCAAAAACTTAGGTGCTTGTTTCACACGAGCAGCACTAGTAACACCAAGCCTGTTACCTAACTTGCGTAACACAGGTCCAGTACCCGGAACTCTCACACGGTTACCGAAACCTAAACCAAGGTCATCAATAATTTTAGCGCCTTGCTCACCGCCTTCTCTTTGTAAAACTCTTAACGCGGCAGCAGGACTTTTCTGTTTATTAGCAGCAGTAATAGCACGACCCATAAGAGCACGACCCGAATCGTCCAAAGTCATAGCGTATCTACCCGCTGTTTCAGTGAACTCTTTAGTAGCGCCACGCCAAAACGCTGAACCAACACCCCAATTAACCAAAGGATCAGTAATCAGATCACCAGTAAAACCAAGGATGCGTTTACCCCAACCGCCTAAACCAAACCAAGAGTTGTCAATATCCTCAGCGGACAACCCCTGATTAGCCAACAGGTCAAGAAAACCTATACGCTCATCAAACTGACGCTTCCAATCGCTAGGAGAAAACCCTCTACCACGCAACAAATCAACTGTTTCATTAACTGTTGAACGCACAAACGCTCCCGGTGCAGTCAACGTGCTCGCTAACCCTCCTAGGATTCCTTCAAATGTGGAAGGACCTTCACGAGATTTACGCACACGATCTAACGCATCTTGAAACTCTTCAGGAGATAACTTTCTTTTAACAGGTGTATTAGGAAGTTGTAAATTGTTTAACCCTCCAAAGCCCGACTTTCTTTGTTGAAGGGCTTGGGCTATATCGTTGCGCCCCCAACCCATTACGAGATCAAACCTAGTTCTGACACTACACGCCACGCTTCATTAATAACTTTATCACCAGACATCATAGCCTTTTCAGAGGCGGTACCCCAGATGTCAGTTATTTCTGGCAGCGTTAATCCTTCTTGCATCATTCGGCTAGTAAATATAAACATATCTTCAGACATTCCAGCCATGCCAGCACCCAATTCTTGTCCAAGTAATTGATCACGTATGTTTATAGATTCTGGAATGAGCAAATCCATCATCCCAGCCTCAGCCAACTCCTTCATCACAACAGGAGCAATCTCATCAGGCAAAACAACATTAGGATCTTGATCTATTTGATTCATGTACCAGTTAATAATGTCATAATCAGGTTCTGCACCCTGATCCAAAGCCAACTGTGCGCTCCTATAAGCCTCATCCAAAGCACGATCAAGAGAACGCTCCGCTGCACCAGCCTTTTCTTTGCGTCTTTCTTCACCAATAGTAGCCATATCTAAACCAGCCATCGTGCCAGTAAAGTATTGAGCAGGATCTAAACCAAACTCAGGACCCAACGTTTCAGCCTGACGAGCATCCCTAGCCAACTGTCGTCGCATCATACCAGCCGACCTGTTAATATCACCACGAGCAGCACCAAACCTTTGAGCACCTTCAGTTCGTAAACTAGCCTCAGCCAACAAACCGATATCACGCATAGCATTCAAATAATTACTTTCAGTCTCAGCCACACCATCATACAAAGCGTTAACAAACGCAATATCAGAAGCAATCAAATCAGGATTAACACCCGAATCAATCATCTGCTGCTTCATCGCCAACAACTCTTCACCACGAGCAATGTCACGATCAGAAACACCCTGAGTGTACTCATCAATAACCATTTGTTGCCGAGGCACAAACCCCGGAACGAACTGACCTGTGCTGCCAGTAAACCCAGTAATGTATTTATCTAACAACTGGTTGTAAGTCCTCTCGGCAGCATTAACATCCATCATCCCAGTAGTAACCATGTCGTCCACCATCGCCACTTCAGACGCTAACGCATCTTCCAAAGAAGGACCCATGTAAGGAGGTGGAGCAAACTGGTTGCTAGGAGCCAACGCTGCTAACTCTATTGCAGCCGCAGGGTTACCCACAGGAGGAGCAGCGCCTGTTGGACTTCCGAAAAGTCCCATCCAAGAATCCATCACATCTGTTTCAGATAAAGGAGTCATACCAGCAAAAGGATCAACAGGGTCTGTAACCACATTTGGACTCATTCCCCCAGTTTGAACATTAACAGGCAAAGCAGTTTCAGCATAATCCTGCCATTCAGGACTTAGTTGAGAAAGATAATCCGCAAAAGCATCAGCATTTTCTTGAGGCATTGTGCCTGTGCCATACATCCTGTCAACAGTTGCTGTTACAGGTTGACCACCAGTGAATGTTGCTAAATCATTTTCTATATTTCTTAATAAATTTTCTCTACTCGTTAAAGATTCTTGCAAAAATTGTGTGTACGCTTGATTCTCATATCCGGGTCTAATAATTGACTCATCCACAGGTACAGTAATGTCACCAATTTTGAACCCCATAAAAGGTGACCCGCTTCCTGTTTGAAGAGTTTGAGGGCTGAAAGCACTTAACAGATCACCAGCGCGAGCATACCTGTCACCAGACCACAAAGGATTTTGAGCCGCAGGTAAATTAGGAAATATTTGAGGCAACCTTAGATTTGCCCCACGAGGATCTATAGCCCGTGAACCTCCACCCATCTGTTGAGCAGCAGCCTGTAAAGCCATAAAATCATTAAGATTTTTTATTTGATTTTGATAACTTGCTTGATCGGCAAGCATAGCCTGATATGCCTGTGATTGGTAATCAGGTGGAACATAAGGATCAGTAAATACTCTAGACCAGATATCTCCATAATTGATAGCATCAGGCCCACGACCTAAAACACCTTGTAATGGATTAATAACTTTGTCTTCTATCCAATCAATCATGCCAACAACTTCCTCAACTCAGGAGCAATAGCAGCCCTAGCCGCATCAGTACCACCCTTCAAAGCCTTATCAAACTGAGCACCAGAATAACCACCCCAAGCACCCAACTCCTCAGCAGTCAACTCACCCAACGCTCTATTAAACTCGCTACCAATCTTAGACTTACCCCGATAATAATCAGAATAAGCATCCCCAGTAGCCCTATCCTCTAAACCACTAACCTCCATACCACGAGCCGCGAACTCTTCCTGAATCTGAGGCAACCTCTTACCAAAAGCATTCTCCCAGTCATACAAAGCCTCACCAACATCCATACCCATATACTGAGCGCGACGAGTAATATCAGCCAAAGCCATAGCCAACGTTTGCTCAGGAGTCATCCGATACGGATCAACAGCAGAGAAACCAGTGTTCGCTGTGCCATAATTTAGACCACCGCCATAACCACCCATCGAACCATAATCCATCCCCTGATCAGTCATATCCATAAAAGTGTCAGCCGGATCAACAAATGCACTGGCAGCCGGAACAGGATTGGGCACACCATCCAAAAGATTCTGAGCATTAGAACTAATCTGACCCAAACCTAAAGAACCAAAATCGTAATCCGCTAAATCTTGTAATCCGTAGCCGCCTGTTAAATCAGTACCCGGGAACCTATCCATCGAAGTTAGTTCAGAACCCAGCGCATTTAAATAAGCATTAAAGATCGGGCTATAACTAACACCCTTACCTTGATCCACAACCTCACCGAAACGTTTAGGCATCCAAGTCCTCAACCCTTCAGCAGTTCTCATAAACGGATTATTACCACCGCCTGCCAACTGACCGTAAGCCTTATCAACAAGATTCTGTAAACGCATACTCTCACCTTCAGGAGTAAACGATTGAGTTAATTCTGTTTGTAACGCTGCATCAGCCAACCCCGGATTCATAAAATATTCACTCTCAGGGTTATTAACCTGATCAGTAAAATATTGTGCTAACGAAGCAGGAGTAGCACCATAAAAAGGATCGTCAGCGTAACGGTTTAAAAACGCATCATAAATATCTTCTTCAGAAGTAACATCCAACGCTGTGCGCTGCCCTTCATAAACAGGTAAGAAAGGCTGACCAGTAATAACATCAATAGGTAACTGCATACCAGCAGCATCAGCCGCTTGTTGCAATAAAATTCCATTAGTATCCCACCCAGTTTGCTGATACAACTGTTCAAAATCTATAGGTGATGCACCCCAACTTAAACTGGCTGCATCAGTATCAAACAAACCAGTTTCAGGATTAAAATAAGTAAACTCAAACCCACCATCATCACCAGCGGCTTCCATCCCGCCTACTTCTTCATCTACAGAAACCTCAGCGGGACTTTCAGGACTCGGAGTCGTAGTTGTGGTAGTCGGTCTTTCACCCTCGGATGTTAAAGCACCAGTACCAACAAGATAATCTCTTAACTGCAACCAATCACTATAAGCATCTTCCCCACCCTGATCAGTCGTAGGATAGTTACTGTTTCTTAAAAACTCTGCAAACTGATCTTGCCAAACAGGACTCAAATCCAAATAAGAAGGAGTAGCATCAACCTCAACGGTATCAGCAAGCCCTAGTTGAGACGCTAACATCGCCTCTTCTTGACCCGCAGCGTACTCACCGAAAGGCATCGTCGGGTATTGCGCCACAGTCGAATCAACATCATTAAGGAAAGCCATCTGAGCGCCATCGCCCTCAATGTACTCAGTAGCGAACTCTTCCGCAGACATCTCCCCCAACAAAGAAGGATTACTAATAATCTCCTGAGTTACATAATCAACAAAAGGAGAATACTCAGAATCAGGACCACCGAAACGAGGATCATTCAATGCCGCACGAGCGATCTCCTGCCAAGCAGCAGTATCTTTACCCACCTGCTCCATAAGAGCAGCGGGATCATCAGAAGTTAAAACCGCAGTGACGACATCAAAAGCCACAAATTACCTACTTCGTGTTTGAGAAATACTAGGATATTTTTTAGCAACAGCCGCACGAACCTGACGCTTTAAAGCCGGAGTTCCATGCTGAGAAACACGAGCCAAAGCATTCCGAGCATGAGACTTATCATTAATTGGATACGCACGTTTCGACGGTTGTGCAAAAGCACTCCGAGGCAATGCGTTCCTTTGCGCTGCTGTCAATTTAGCCATTTAGTTAAACACCTGACCCGCAATGACAAGAGTGGCAGTCTCTACAACAACATTGAGAGTGACAGCCCCCGAAGACCCACCGCCGCTCAGAGCAGTACCAGCACTCACATCCGAAATGTCTCCCGTGCTTGTCTGTGTTATACGTTGGTTTATTCTCTGTACGCTCACAACAACACCTACCCAAAGTATGTAATCTGAATATCAGAATCTGACGATCCAGCCCTAATAAATTTCACATCCGTTAAATCGTCTTGGTATAAATCCATGACACTATACGGATTCAAGTAATGCCCCACAGAAGCAGTTGGTGTACCCCACCTGACTCTGATTGGTTCAGCACCATTTGTTATCATCGCCGCAATAGCACCAGTCGCTGCTGTGCAACCAACAGCCACAGTGGACACTGTTAACTGCTGATCACCTACAGATGACCCATACTGTGAGGCGTTATATCTTATTCCTGACATGTTTCTCCTAACCGCCTAACGCCGTTACGCGGGTTTCTAAATCATCCAATTTTTCTTGGATCTTAAACAACTCATATTCAATAGCGCGAGCATTCTCACCTAACATTTTTTGTGTGGGCTGGTATACGACAGTCATTACTCTGGTGGTGTAGGGAAATCACCGAAATCAGACCTTTTAGTTCCTGTTGTCGGAAAATCCCGCAGTTCTTGACGATAAGTAGCCCACTCTGCTTTCTTCTCATCAGACAAAGGACTATCCGCGGTTTGTGTCCAATCAGAAACTTGAAGCAACGAATTGCGTGTTTGACGCAAACCGCTTAAATCAAGTTCTGCTTGCTCACGATCCGCAAGTATTTCTGCTATTTCTTCTTCAGTGAGTTCTATCAACTCACCGTTTTCCATTCTATGTGTAGGCTCATTCGACATTATTTACTCCTAACTGTAGCCATTCAATCCATACAAAGTCATATTCGTGTAAGTATCAAAACTACCATTATCAGGAGCAAAATAAAGATTACTAATAGCCGTTGTATTCTCCCACATTACAGAGTTCAACATGAGGCTATGTTCATTACTACTACTAGAATTACCCATGTTGCCTGATCTGAAAAGTATGTTTTTATACTTAGTGCTGACAGAATAATCAGGTATCCACATTTCAAACTGGTTGTACTGTAAAGTATTCCACCCAGCGTGAGGTATCCTGAAATCAAGATCAACAATAGCCGCACCCCAGTTGGCACCACCAGTCGGGGTTGTGGTCGTGTTGTAAAAATACCTCCACACATATCCGCTTGTGGCACTATTAACTTTCATGTTCATTTTAACTTGGGTACCAGCACTCGCACTATGATCGCTTCTTACCGTACCTACTAGATACAAATTGTTGTAAGTAGCAGGAATTGAACTGAAAGTGTAACTAGCACCTGATCCTGATATGTTTGTTATTACTTCTGCTGTTGCCATTATGAACTCTTCAATCCGTATAAAGTAAACATGGAACCCAACTGGTAATTGTTTGAACCGTAAGGGTCCAGTTTTATTTTTTCTATAGCAAATTTTTGTGCTGCTGTAGCACCATTACTATTAAGATTAGTGCTAACCAATGTTGTGTAAGTAGTTCCTGCACCAGTGCTGTCAGAAACCGAATTGTTATGAAATGATAGATATCCATGAAAAACGTTTGAGTTAGTGTAATCAGGGAAAAGTAGTTCAGAAAGAGCATAAGCAGAACCTCTAGGGTTCGCTAAACTTGTCGCAAACGCAGACCACGGTGCCGCAATGTTAACTGATGTGCTTGCCGCACCACTACTTCCACCGTTGGCATACATCTGTGTCATATTGTATCCACCTGCGGCAAAAGCACTACTGCCTGCTATTTCTACGTTTATAGATTCATACCAGTTGGATGTTGCTTTAACTGTTCTTGCACTCATAGTAAGTTTAAGATGCTGATAAGTCTGAGGTATAGAAGAAAAAGTAACATCACTTATTCCTGTGCTTTCCACATATTGTGTTTTGATCGCTTCCCAAGATGCCATTAGTTCACCATCCTTGGTAGGACACCATATAAATCAAAATGTGAATATTCAGCCCAGTTCATTCCGCCGCCTTCTAACTTCAAACTGTAAACTCCACTCGAAGTGTTGTTGTAACTCCAAGCACCAGCCATTGTGTAACCTGTGGCATAACCAGTACCAGCGTTCTGCCATTGGAAACTAGCAAACTTGCCTGAACCGGGGTCGTTCAAAACTCCTACCAACGCTCCAAAATAATTGCTCGTTCCAGCATTATCAGAAGGACCGTAACCTGCGTAACCATTTGCAACAGTATCAACATAAGCGGCAGTACCCGAAGTTGCCATTTGCATAGCGACACATGCTGAGTAGTTACCAGTGGTGCTATCAGAATTACATTGAACTTTGAAAGGACCCCAATTAGCCCCATTGTAACCAAATTGGTATGAACAGACCACTATAAGATACTGGTACTGAGTCCAATCCAACACTTTATCTGTCGAAGTGCTACCAGCAGATGTAAAAGTCACAGAAGCAACACCACCAGAACCAACAGTACTAGAACCTAAAGCAACAATAGCCTCACCATCTGTCAAAACACCAGTAGCGGCATCTATATAAGTAGGATTCGCCATTAGACCGCACACTCGTATCTGACTAGAATTATTCCAGCACCACCATCACCTGAGGCTGAAGCCTGACTTTTAGCGGCACCGCCGCCACCACCGAAATTAGGTACACCACCTACACCTGTTGCTGTACCATCGGGACTTCCTGCACCGCCTCCTCCTGTGCCACCGTCACCCATGTTCGTACCTGAGTTACCAGTTCCACCACCGCCACCACCATAAGTAGTGTTGAGTTGATATCTTCCTATCATGTTGGTTGTTCCAGCACCGCCGTCACCGCCAACATAACCTGAAGCAGTACCAGCGGCTCCAACTGCACCAGAACCACCGCCACCGCCACCAGCGTTTGCGGCTCCTGCGCCACCACCATAACCTGTTCCTGCTACTCCACCTTGAGCGGTACCTGCTGTACCTGCGCCAGAACCAGAACCACCTGCAGCGCCACCACCAGTACCAGCATTATGACCGTTCATATTTGCAGTATTGTCAATTTGGTTAGATCCTCCTGCACCACCGCCATAAGCATAATAACTGCTACCCCCACCCGCTGGTCCATCATCTATGTTTGTTCCAGCGTTTGCACCATCAGTACCTTGAGTACTGGAATCTTCTACCCTTATTCCACCAGCAGGGATAGTAAAATACTTATTGTAACCTGCTTCTACACTTGTTGTAAATCCACGACTAGCACCGCTACCGCCGCCACCGCCGCCGCCATCAGGTTGACCTGATTTACAGCCACCGCCGCCAGCGCCACCGCCACCAACCATAGAAACCTCAATATCTCCTGAACCAGCAAGTACATAAAAGTAATTGTTATTCCCTGCTTGTCTGAAAGCATGAACACGGTAATGACCTGTTGAAGAACCTGCATCAGCATATTGGGATATCATCCCACCATAAGCAACTATAGGTGCAGCACCACCGCCAGCCAAACCGCCATTCATCCACGCAGAAACAGCCGTAGACGGATTCGCCTTCGGCAAATCCTTCCGAGCCTTCCACGTAGAAACCGCAGTACTAGGGTTAGTCCTATCTTGTCGAAACACTATAGAACCTCTACTTGTCTATTCTATTAACAAACCCGTTGATGTTGATAACATCCCCCGCTGCAGCAAAAGCCTTAACGATAAGACCATTTTGCAAAAGCAGTCCGGGGCATATCAGCACCCAACCTGAGTCAGCAGCGATTTCAAGTTCCACTAGATCATCTTGATCTGTGGTTCCACCGTATTCGATGGTAAGAACACGGGCTGTTGCTGATGTGTTGCAAGCGTACAACCATATCT